TAATGCTTTGCACTGAAGCCAAAAAACATTTGAGCTTTAAAACGACAGCAGGGGTTAAGCTCCCTGCTGATGATATGCTTGGCTCGCTATTCTTAGAAGCTATGCTTTTTTGCTGCGATAAGTGTGTGCCTACTATTTTATTAAGGCATTTTGGAAGCAACGAAAGACCTTATAGAAACATTGATAAGCAAACTTTCATTTGCATGCCAGACGTGCCAAATTTTAGTGATCCAAAAGAGCATTTGCAAATAGACGAAGCTTTGAGTTATGCAGTAATTAACTATGTAGCTTTTTTGATAAACAAAGACACTTATTACCGCACGCTAGCACTTGAAGCGATAGCAGACTACAACGCAAACGAGATGAGCGATTATGACAGACTATGAACTTATAAGAGTTTTGGAAAACGCAAGAGATTTAAGCAAGATAGACCTTTTGCGTTTTTTTACAGAACTAGCTGAAAAGCTAAAAAAAGTTAAAGAAACTATAAAGGCTAAACAATGGTAACGATAGAGGAATTAAAGCTTGGCAATAGAACACTAGAAGCATTAAAATTCTTGCTCTCTCAAATAACTGAGCTAGAAACAGCAATAAGCCAAATAAATATAAGCGAAATAAAAGACGCCAATACTCTAACAAAAGAGCAAATAGTGACACTACAAGATGTTAAGGCGGCAGTTGAAAGCATAAACACAGAGCTAAGCTCTAAAAAAACAGATTTTGATGAGAAAAAACAAAATTTTGATACTAATCTTAGCACTTTTAGAAATGATAAGGCAGACTTTGACGAGAAAAAGGCAGATTTTGATAGTAAAAACAATACCGCACTAAGCAATTTTGCATTTATCTCCAGTAATATTGAAAAGATCAATAAAACAAGCGATCTACTGGCCGAGGCAAAAGCTATTTTAGAGCAAATTAAACCGATAGAACAAAGAGCTCAAACGGCACTTGAAACATTAGCTAATTCTCAAAACAAATTTACTGAATTAGATGCTTTAAAAACAACACTGCTTGAGCTAAAAAAATCCCTTGAAAAAATAAGCACAAACGGACTAATAAATGACACTAGCACAAGTACAACCACAACTTACTCTAGTACAAAAATTAGTACTCTAACACAAGGCGTACTAAGAGAAGCAGATGCTAGCGAGAATAACGTTGGTGGGAAAATAGTACGCCGTAACGCCGCTGGCAATATTTATGCCACAAATATTTATATAAACGAACCAACAAAGGCAGAAGTAGCCATAATCAAGAATTCATTAGCCGCAGATAAATGGCGTTTTCTAGTACGCAATTCTGACGAGGGCATACTCAAATCAATGTCAATAAAAGACTTTATGGCAGGGCAAGAAGTAGACGTCTACACCAGATCACAAAGCGATGCCAAATATGAATTAAAAAGCACAGCGTACACAAAAACCGAGAGTGACGCAAAATACTTAAGAAAAGCAGACAAGATAGACGCTTATAGCAAAATCGAGTGCGATGCCACATTTATAAAAAAGACCGACAAGATAGATGCATACACCAAGCAAGAGAGCGATGATAAATTTGCTCTAAAAACCGAACTGCCACCACTTGCCACCGAAACAAAAACAGGAATTGCAAAACTCAAAAATGTCATAACTGCAAAGCAAGAGGATGCAGCAGTGACAGAGAAAGCTGTGAGCGATTTATTTTCACAGATAGATTTTAGGTGCGCGGCTAGGGTTATGTTTAATGGGCAGGGCAGTGTTAGCATAATAGATAGCAAAAACATATCTAGTATTGTCAAAAACGGTGTAGGCGACTATACAATTAAATTCTTAAAACCAATGGAGGATACAAACTACTATATCTTCACGTCATTGGAGCCATTTAATATTGCTGGACCAAACCACATAGCTCATCCACAATACCAGGGGATAAAAAGAGATAGTCTGAGAATAATCACTGGATATGGTGCACCATCATTTGCAGATGAAATTAGAGTTCAAGTAATGATTTTTATCAAATCAAAATAAAAAAGGTTAAAAGATGAAAAAGATAATCTATGAAGAGAATGGAATAACCAAAATAATCACCCCAACAAAAGAGGCTTTAGATATTTTCAATATAGAGCAGATAGCAGAAAATGACCTACCAAAAGACACAGAGTATAAGATACTTGATGAATATGAAGCAAATAAGCTTCTAGCTCCAAAGATAGATGAAAAAGCAAAGCAACTAGCCGAAATTGAAGCCGAGATCGCCGAGTGTGAAAACCATATCCGCCACGCTCTCATAATCGGCAACACTGCCGTGCTTGAAAACTTAAGAGCAGAGTTAAAAGAGCTAATAGTGCAAAGAGAGGAGCTAAGAAAATGAGCTATGTAATAGTATCTGGTACATCGCTAGTTGTAGGGGCTTTGATTTGCTTAGGTTGTTTATTGTGGAGTATAGATCGTTCAATATAGGAGAAAAATATGAGCTACATAATAATCTGCGTTTTATCGCTAATCTTGGGCGTGCTACTTTGCCCTATCGTGATTTTCCTAAGAGCTAGAAAATGCGAGGGCTGGGACAGCTCAAATATGACAAATATTATCAGGGTATTTGCTCATCTGGCGACACACCCAGATGACTTTGCCAAATTTCAATACGAAGATGGCACAAAGCCGTTTTGGTATTTGAGTGACGACGAATTCACGGATATTGTAAAAACTAGACCAAATGAAAAGGATAAAAAATGAGAGCAAAAATAAAAAGGTGCGAAATTTGTGCGTCAAAGTTGGATAAAGACGGGAATTGCACTTGGGACGGATGCCCTAAAAGCCCTAAATATAAAGAAAAAGAGCAAGAAAAGCCAAAAGACAAAAAGGATGAGTGATGTTTAAATTTAAAGAGCTTTTGCAACTTCTAGTCATCATCGCCGTTGAACTACCGCTCGAGATACTTGGCTACATAATAGTGCCGATCGCTCTAGCGTTTTGCAACAAGCAAAGCGAGCACCTACCAAAATGGGCACGCTATTTCGAGGATGCTAGCGACCTATATGACGGCGAAAATTCGGCGATAAATGGCGATAGTGGCTGGCGAAAAGATCACTATCCAAATGGCAAAAATAGGACGTATTTTGCACGTCTTTTGTGGCTATATAGAAACCGCATAGGCTACTTCTCAAGCCGTGTAAATGGCGTAAAAGTGAGCGAGATAGATCCGTCAAGCGTAAGGGCGCAAGGCAATATCAAAGTCGCAAGCAACGGCGGAGCGGTTAGTGACTTTTGCAAAGTGACGCTAAAGCTAAAAGACGGACGCACTCGTTTTGGACTTTTCAAAACAATCCGTTACAAAGGCTTTTTAAGTGGCTTTTATTGTCGTATCTATGTAGGGTGGAAGCTTATGGATGTGGCAGAGATGAACGAGTATAACAAAGCCGCTTTTATGCAACCAGACAACAAGGCATTTTTAAAAAGTGTTTGGTGTGTAAATCCATTTAAGAGGGTAAGGAGCAATAATGCTAAGTCCTAGCCTATATCTTAGTGGCTTCTTGCTACTAACTACCCTATTTCTTGGGTATAGGTATCAAAGCTTAGATAATGAGCTAAGTGTCACAAAGGAGAGGCTAAAGTCTAGTGATGAGATGAACCAAAATCTAAAAGATGAGATAAACGAACAAGATAGGCTCATCTCTCTTAAGCTTGATACCATAGAAAGGGTAAGCAGACAAAAACAAATAATAGAAATAAAGGCTAGTAAAGTCAAAGAAAGGGTGCAAAATGAGGACAAAAAAGATATGTCTAATGCTCTTGACATCAGTGTTTCTTATGTGCTTGATGGGTTGCGAAAGCAAGCAGGTAGCGCCAAATAAGTATGACAAGATACCAAGCTACCTATTACAAGCCCCTATGATAGCAGATAGAAATGTAACAAACCAAAGCGAAGCAGGGGTGCTTCTAATAGATGTTTATAGTGGTTATGAGAAGTGTATAGGACAGCTAGAGGACATAAAAAAGTATGAAACAAAAAGAGATAAACAATAAAAACATAAGGGTGTGTAAATGGAAGCGATAATAAAAAGGACTAAAGCATTTTGGCTAAACAAAATGGTTGTTTTTGAGATAGTCCTATCCGTCGTGATAATGTATATTTTTACATTTAAATTTTAAAGAGAGGCGGAGGTAATGGAGGACTTATTAAGCCAGTTAGGCTTTTATTTTTGGGTTGCCGTCGTTGGGCTTGTGGGCGGCATATTAAGTCTTGTGAACGACCCTCAAAAGCCACTACATAGTGGCAAGGCGATCATAAATTCAATTATTAGTACGATAAGTTCTATGTTTATTTGCTGGGTTTTTTATGAATTTACGCGGTTTTTTACAAAAGAGGATCGCATCAGCTTGGCAGTCGGTGGGTTTTTTGCGTTGCGCGGCACGGCGTGGATAAGTGCGGTCGTGGATAAGGCGATCGATAAAAAAATAGAAAGCCTTGGGGGTGGTTATTATGATGATTATTCGCCAAAACCGCCACAAGACTACAATTTTAAGGATGAAAAATGAACTACACACAAGCTTTTAATCTTTTAATGAGCTTAGAATTTAGTTGCCCTGAAAATGCCCTACATAAAAATCCAACAGAAAATGGGCTAACTTTTATGGGCATTTATGAAGCAGCGAACCCAAGCTGGCAAGGCTGGGGGCAAGTTAGGGCGGCAATCAACGCATATGGCAATCTAAAAAAGGCTAGCGTCGCTTTGTGTAACGATGACGCGCTTGTAAATTTAGTCGCAAGCTTTTACAAAAAAACATACTGGGACGCTCTATGCCTAGATGACGTAAATAGCCAACTAAAAGCAAATGAGCTTTTTTGCTTTGCGGTCAATGTCGGAGTAAAAAGTGCAGTGCGTGTGCTTCAAAACATGCTAGGGCTTACAAGCGACGGCATAATGGGGGCAAATACGCTAAAAGCGCTAAATGCCTATGATACTGTAGCCTTTGATAGTGATTTTGATAGAGCAGAGATTGCCTATTATCGAAATTTAATAAGAAAAAACCCACGACTTGGCGTATATGAGCGAGGCTGGGAAAACAGAGCGAGGAGCGTATAATGGCTGAAAGAAATTTAGGCGACGAGATCGACGAAATAAAAACACAACTACAAACAATTATGAATAAGATCAGTAGCCTTGAAGTTGAAACTAGATCGTTACGAAGTTTTACAAACGATCTAAACAACGTGATAAATGGTTTTTCATTAAGGATTAGCAAAATAGAAACAAACGGCTTAAAAAGTGCTGTTGGTAACCTACAAAACGATCTTGATCTACAAAAAATAAAAGTAACTAGATTGGAGCGAAAAGACAATGGATTTTAAAAACGCATATTTAGAAAGAACGAGAGAGCTATTAAAACTAAGCATCGGCGCCGATACACCATATCAAGAGACATTAAAATACCTTGATGATTGTTTTGAAAAATACGAGATACCAAATCAACACAGAATAAACGTGCTTTCTCAAATGCTACCGCTAATTACAACACAATTTACCATTACAGCGATGCAAACTGGGCTGGAGCTAACACAGCAGGATTTGAGCTTTGAGTTATCACTCAAAAACCTTGAAAAACAAGCAGCTGCAATGGATGCTAACATTGAAGGCATAAAAGAGCAAACAAGAAATACTAAACTAAAGAATGACGAGCTAGAGGCTCAAGCAGCGGATAAACTAGAAAATTTAAAAGAGCAAAACAACCTTTTACGAGCTCAAATAGCAAAACTTGCAAAAGAGCAAGCACTAGCAGAAAGCCAACAACGAGCAGTAGATAGGCAAGTAATCGACAATAGGATTATTAAATCAATGTCAGTGCTTGGCAACTTCATCGCAGAAAATCAAGCTGGTGGTATGATAGTGCCGTCTGATATGACAAAGTATTTGTTTAATATGGTGCATGCGCTAATTAAAAACGATATAACGATCGATGAAAACAAAAACTTCACGATGACAAAGAAATGATCGGCTTAAGCGATATATTAAATTTAACAAACTCAGATACTGGCGATGACTATGAGTTTATGGCTGGCGGGCAGTTTGATTTTTACCAGGCAGGCAGCCTTGGCTACTCTGCTTTTAACACACCTTCGCCTGATCTAAGGAGCTTTTTTATCGCACAAGCTGGCAACTTAAGTGGCGCACTAATTGGGCTAAATGAGGATTTTGCCGAATACGTGCTAATGCCGATGATTATAGCCATAAATCAGCCTGATTATGATACGAGCATAAATTTACTTATTGATAGCGTGGAAGCGGTAACGAAAATAAAATTTTCTACTCCTAAAAGCTCAAATAGGGATAACCGCTTTGGTAGGATAGACGGCAACGGCTTTGCTAGTTTGCAAAGAGGCGACTACACAAGCCTAAAAGAATTCGTAAGTGAGCTAAGAAACGACAGCTATGCCGAAAATCTAGCTGAGGACGTCGGCAGAATGTATGGTGGCGTGGTAGGACAAGCTTTGGCTGGCATGCTATATGATGGCATTGTGAATGGACGCTTCAACGCGATGAATGTAGCCGAGGCGATGTACCAAAATATGAAAAGTACGCTAACCTCGGTCGCTATCCAGAACACACTTTCAGCACTTGGCACGACCATATCCCCGCTTGGTATAGCTCCGATAGCTGGGCTAATCAACGCCCTTGTAACCGAAGTTTTTGAGATGGCGGTAGGGCTTGATAATAGTTTTGGTTTTGGTGGTGATCTAAACGCAGTAGTAGGCAATACAGCATTTTATGATCGCCCTATGAGTTTTGGTGAGTTTATGCAAGATACGTTTAGTGGGTGGTTTGGCATACCTGATGCAGTGATAGGGCAAACTGACTACAACGGCAGCGTAACTGGCGTGAGAGTTGGCAAACAATTGTACGGATATAAAATGGAACAAACCTTTGATGATGCGCTACACGGTAGGCCTGGCACAAAAACGCTGACTAGTCTTGACCCAGCAAGAGCAGCGATGCAAAATTTCGCACGTAATAAACTAGACAGCATAAGGTCGCAAAGCTCACTAATGACAAATATGCGCATGGATAGTCTAGGCAGGCTAAACTACGAGATAAACACTCGCACATCACTACAAAATGTAGGTTTTGATACAACACTATCAGATGTGGCATTTAGTGCGACGCAGCAGATAACAAAATCACTACTTGATAAAGTGATAGCCTTTGATTTTAATGCCTTTAATATCGCATCAGCTGGAGCGTCAGAAAGTGATCACGCTAACGCTAGCACAACGGCTAAAGAAAACACATATACTGGCTCAAATGAGTGGGCAAATACTGCCACAAAACTTGCGTCAATAATGAGAAACGGTGGCAATGGGCTTGGAGTGTCGGTTAATAAAAACGGAAATTTTAGCTTTTCAAATACTCCAGCAGGTAATATGGTAGAGGCAATGGGGTTAGTTGGCTTTGGTGGGGCTAAAATAAACTATGGACTTGCTTCAAAAGTAGCGGCTGCCCTTGCTGCTGCAAAAACGGCTATCGAAAAACAAAAAGCAGCAGAAGCTGCCGCTAGCAAAAATGGAGGAAGTGGCGGTAGCGACTTTAGCCACAGCGTTGGAAGCGCTCGCCACACTGCTTTTGATGATAGAAACTTTGGTGATAAATTTTCTGGTAGAGACTGGGGTGGAAATAAAAAACAAGCAGGTGGGCGTAGTGCTGCTAGTAGAGAAAGGCAAAGAGAAAAACACGGCTCTAGCTCTTCAAGCTCAAATAGTAGAGCTGGTGGCAGAAGCGCAAGAAGCAGAGAAAGACAAGCCAACAAAAACGGACGAAGATAATTTTTTGTAAAAAAAGCGTGTTTAAAACCAAAAATGTATAAAAAAATGTATAACTAAAAAATATAAAGTATTTATTTATAGGGGTATATGAAGATTTTTTTGGTATCATTCGGGGCCACCATTTTTATATCAAATTCTCCAAAACACAAAAATCCAAAAAATAAAATTTAAAATATTTTTTGTAACTCTGCTATTTTTAAATTTCAAACTAAATCCCTAAAATACGGTAAATTTTTACTAAATTTAACTCAAAAATTTGCAACTTCACATTTCTAAAATGTCACAACTGTACCAAAGTACAATAGTAAAGAACTAAAATATTTACTTATAATTCCAGCATAAAATCCAAAAACATAAAAAGGAAATGTTATGAGTAAAGTTAAAGGATTAATAAAATCAATAATCGGCACGGATGCCATCGTCGCAGTTGATGCTAATGGAAATCAAAGAACTCTAAAAGCAGGTGACGTGATCTATGACAACGAGGTCATAAAAGAGCAAGACGGCGTAAAGGTCGAGGTGCAAGCTACGCAAACTCAAAATGAAAATGCTAGCGATGAGACTGGCAAAGAGATAGCATCGCTACAAGAGCAACTACTAAATGGTAAAAATATCTCAGATCTTGAAGAGACTGCAGCTGGCGGCACTCAATCAGCAGGCGGAGTAAGCTCGAATGGCGTGAGTCTTGGCGCTGCTGGCTTTGCAAATGGCGGTCATGAGTCAAACGTAAATGCAAATTTTGGCGATCTAAGCTCTCAAGCAAATGCTAGCGCAGAGGCTTTTACAAATGTAGGCGGTGGCGCAAGCGAGGAGGGCTTTAGTCTTGATACACTTGCGGCTGCGATAGATAATTCATATAACAATATATTGC